ACTACCTCGATCCCGCCGGTGTCCTGTCACCGGCTGATCGCGCGCGCGGGGACCATCTATAAAATCGTCCCTGATCACGAGGTGGCCTACACGCAGGGGCCTGCCGACATCGGCCCGATCCCCGAGAACGGTCAGAACGTCAATCAATGGGCGCTCTCGATCGAGCTGGAGAACCTCGGGAATGGGCAGCTCTACCCCGACGCGCAGCTGCGCGCTGCCGCCGCGCAAGTTGCGGAGTGGTGGGGCGCCTATGGCTTTCTTCCGATCCTCTATCACCGGCAGATCCAGAACGATAAATACGACCCCTTCGCCTTCCCGAGAGGGCAGTTCGATGGGCTGCTGCGCGACTATCTAAAGCGGGTGCTGTGATGGCCGATCCGCCGAGCGAACTGCACGAGACCATCGCGGCCAAGGGCCAGCTGGAAAAAGCGATCGCGCGGATGGTGGTCGAGGAGACCACGGCGGCGATGGCCAAGTCGCTGGGCAGCTTTCTCGATCGTCTGGAGGCAGCGGAGACTGGGCGGCGTGGCGAGTATGAAGCGATCGTGAAAGGAGCCATCAGTGAGCAGCTTGCGCCGCTGATGGCGGAGTTTCGCACGACTGCCGAGACGGTCAGCGGGCTCGCGCTCGACGTTGAGCGGCTAAAGGCTACTGTGGCTGCACACGATCGCGAGATGGCCTCGTTTCGCGCGTCGCGCGACGCCTCGATCGAGGAGCGCCGCGATCTGTTTGCCAAGCTTGACGAATCCAGCGCGGACCGTGCGAAGCTGCACCAAGAGAATGACGAGTGGCGCGGGGAGGCTCGCACGCGCTTTGACAAGCAGGAGGAGCTGATTCGCCTGGTGATGGAGCACCTCGGGCTGAACGACGATGCCGGCGCCGAGTGACGACGAGCGCTACCGCGATCTGCTCGCGCTGATCGGGCAGATCAACGAGACGTTGCAGCGGCGCCACGAGCAGGCCGACCAGGATCGTGACAAGCTGCGGCAGGAGGTGGTCAAGCTTCGTGACGAGACGGCGCGGCAGACGTTGGAGTATTGGCGAGCCACCAGCGCGGCCATTCGCCAGCTCTCTGACTGGTTTGCGGAGACGGAGACCGCCGCGCGCAAAGAGCGCAAGGACGAGCGCGAGAAGCGCGACCGTCGCGAATTGCTGATCATCCGCCTGCTCGTCGCCGTCGCCGTCGTGGTGCTGATCGTGTTTGGCATTCTCTCGTATGCGTTCCGGTGACTGGCCACTCTACGCGCTGCTCTGCGGCGTGCCGGCGCTCGCACTCGGGGTTTGGGTGCTGCTCGCGCTGTTGATTGCAGGACGCTCGGATGACGACTAGGAGGAACACGCAATGACTGGAGGACCGGCAACCCTACTCGCGCTCGCCGCGGCTGTGCTGGCCACGTTCGTGTGGTGGCTGATTAAACGCCCGCAGCCGGGCGGCGAAGTGCTGGCGATGTTTCTGTTTGGCACGGCGCTGGCACTGGTCGTGCTGGCCGGGCCGCTGGTGCGGCTGCCGTAGCACCGTTTTTACCGTTTAATCGCAATGGGTAAATTTCAACCAGGCAATCCCGGCGGCCCAGGCCGGCCACCCAAGGTGGTCGAAGATGCGCAGCAGAGCGTGCTGCTCGATCTGTTCAACGAGGCTGAAGAGCGCGCGGTCGTCAAGAATATGATCGCGCTGGCCAAGCGGCGCAATGCGATGCAAGCGGCGGCGGCCATCAGTGCGGCCACCTGGTTGTGGGATCGGAAGTACGGCAAGGTGAAAGAGCACCTTGAACTCTCAGGCGGAGTAAACGTCAAAGGCTATGCTACCGTCAGTCCAGACGAATGGGACAGCCCGGAAGATCCGGCCGATTAATGTCTTTAACCCGCTCCCGTGGCAGATAGCGCCGTGGCGAGATCGCGCGGCTGTGCTTCTTTTAACCGGCGCATCTGGTGGAGGGAAGTCCCGGCTCGCTGCTGAAAAGCTCCACGCCTACTGCCTCAAGTACCCTGGTGCGACCGCCCTCATTGCGCGTAAGGTCAAAACCTCTATGGCAGCCGGGACAATCCTCTTTATGCGCCGCCGCATTGTCGGCGCCGATCCGAGTGTCCGATGGGTTGACAGCCCAAAGAACCGCTTCGAGTACAAGAACGGTTCGATCCTCCAATTCATCGGACTGCTTGACGAAGATGCGCGCGAGAACCTGAAGTCGATCGGGCAGGACGGCGCGGTCGATATTGCATGGCTCGAAGAAGCAACACAGTTTGACGAAGAGGATATGAACGCGATGTCAGCTCGTATGCGCGGACATGCGGCGCATTGGCGGCAGATCCTCTTGACGTGCAACCCCGACGCGCCGACGCACTGGATCAAGCGGCGCTTGATCGACGGCGGCGAAGCACAGGTGTATTACTCGCGCGCGGCCGACAATCGCTACAACCCGTCCGACTATCAGAACTGGCTCAGTTCACTTACGGGCATTGACTATCAGCGGCTCGTTGAAGGCAAGTGGGTGCAGGCCTCGGGCCTGGTGTATGACGTGTGGAGCGATGGGCAGGCAGACGGCAACGTGACTACGGACGCTGACTACGTGCCCGATGGCGGACCGATCTACTGGGCCTGCGACGATGGCTACACGGGCGCGCGTGACGACAAAACCGGTTACTTCACGGCTGAGAGTCACCCGCGCGTGTTCTTGCTCATTCAGGAGCGCGCTGACGGCCAGCTGTGCGTGTTCTGGGAAGACTACCGGATTAAAGCGCTTTCCGACGCGCACATCGCCGATGTACTCGCGCTGCCCTACCCTGAGCCCGAGTACGTGGCCTGCGACGCCGCCGCCGCCGAGCTGCGCGGCCGGCTGCACGCGGCGGGCTTGTACACCCGCGGCAAGCCGCCCAAGATCGAAGAGAGCATCAAGGCCACCCGGCGGATGCTGGCGAAAGACGCGAACGGGGTGCGCCGGCTGCTCGTACACCCGCGCTGCAAGCACCTGCGCAGTGAGATGGCCAGCTACCGCTACGATCCGCAAACCGAGAAGCCGGTCAAGCAGTTCGACCACGGCCCGGACGCGCTGCGTTACTTTGCCTGGACAAAGCGGCTGGAGGATTGATATGCTACTTGGATTGGTACTCGGTTTCACGCTTGGTGTGATCGTCGGCGTGATCGGCGTCTGTATGTATATCACGGCAGTGCTCACCCGATGAGAACAAACCTGCTGATTGCCGTGCTTGTCGTGCTGTTTCTAACGGCGGTCTTTTTAGTGCTCACAGGTCGCATATGACGAACGGCACCGCACCATCGGCCATTCACGGCGACACCTATGAGTACCCCTCGTTCGGCGGGGTACCGCTGCAACTCGCCATCCCCTACTTGATGTCGGCGCCGGCCTACTCGGACCTACCGACGTACTGGACCTGGCGGCGCGACGTGGCGCTCACGGCCACCGTCCACAAAGAGGATATGTGGGCCAGCGCGGTCGCACGCACCGCCACCAAGTTCGCCGCGCACGGCTTCACCATCAAGGATTCGGAAGACAGTAAGCGCCGCGTCTCCGATAGCCAGAAGCTCTTTAAGCAGGCGGACGGTGGGCAGGGCTGGGTGATTTTCGCCGAAAAGGTGATGCAGGACCTGCTCACCACCGACAACGGCGTGTTCGTGCGCATTCGCCGCGCCGACGATGAAACGATCGCCGTGCG